GGTCGAACTCGGGATTCGTAACAGCGCCGAGTTTCACGCCCTCTTGCCAGAGAGTCGCGATGTTCTTCAGTGAGTTCTCCGACAAGAACATGTTGAGTTCCTGAGTGGCCCTCAGCGCCTTGTCGTTGATGGGGTTGGCACCCGCGCCCTTGAGGTACTCGTCCGCCCCCTGGACCCAGTTCGACAGTTTGCCTGTACGGGCTTCTGGGACGAGGGTGATCGCGCGCTCGATGTTCTGGATCAGCGCGGGGGCGTTCGCCGCAGCCTGTTCAAGCGCAGCATCATTCTCCGCAGCGAGTTCTGCCCGCTTCTGACTGTAGGCGTCGGCCGCGCGGTTGTCGATGTTAATGGTCGTACCACCAACCGGCGGGCTCGACGCTACACGGGTCACTGGTCCGCTACCGTACTCAGGCATACGCATCACACCGTCCCCGGTGTTCATGTAGTGGTTCTTGTTGGCGTTCTCGAACCCGAGTGCCTGGTCGTTGATGAACTTGCTGAACTCGTTGGGCGGCATCTGCTTCAGCTTGCCCAGCAGCGCGTCAGGTGTGAGCCCGCGCTGACTGTAGTAGGTGCCGAGGATCGGATCCTTCGTCGCCAGACTCGTGTACTCCTCGGGGGTCTTGATCATCGGCAGCACGACGCGAAGGTTCTCCATCGCTACCTTCTCGGCATCGACCTTCGCCTTACCGGCCTGCGCGGTGTTCTCGACGGCCTCGGATTGAGTCTTGTCGATGTCAGCCCAACCCTTCATCTGGTCCTGGATGTGACCACCCAGGTTAGCCTGAGCGAGTCCGTACACAGCACGACCCCGATCGATTGTGCCGTCGGGACGCACGTAGTCACGCATCATCGCGTTGAGTCGGTTGGTCAGTTCGCGCTTCTCGCGAGCGTCGGTCAACTTGTCAGCGGCCAACGCATTGACCAGCACGTTACCGTACTGCTCAATCGGATTGTCCAACTTGAGCCCGGCGAAGCCTTGAGCGAGGGTGGGATCGAGTGGCATCGGTTTACCTCCGACCCAGCAGGGTGTTCATCCACTGGTTCTGGTAGTAGCTGTTGACCATGCCGCTCAGGGCGTTGATCCCGGTGTTCGTCGCACCCATGATCCCCGAGGCCCAGGCATCAGCCGAGCCAGTACGACCCTGCGCCTGCGCCTGCGCGGCAGTCATCCCGAGGTTGCCTGCGGCGTTGGCGTAGTTCTGCCCCGCCTGGTTCGACTGCTGCACGGCGGTCTGACCGATGCCCGCGAGCGACTGGAGCTTGTTCAGCCCCGTACCAATGCGAGTCTGCTGCCTGTTGAACTTACCCTGCATCTCGGTGTGGTAGCGGTTGAAGGCGTTCTGGTACTCCTGGCTCGCGGAGTCCTGCGCGTAGTTGTTGATCCCCTTCAGCGTGTTCCCGCTGAGCAGACCACCCCGCGCCGCAGCCGAGTTCTGGAGAGCGTCCATACCCTCCTTCAGCCGGAACCCGTAACCGGGGTCGGCCTTGAACTGGTTCATCCCGAAGTCGGCGTAGTTGGTGTAGAAGTTCGAGGTGTCGAAGTTTTCGAGGTCGCCGAGGGCCTTGTTGCCGGCATCTCGCCAGGGCTTCAGGTCCGCTCGCTGCTGCTCGAAGATGTTCCACTGGAGATCGCCGGCAGCCTTGGCGGCGTCGGCCTGCTTCTGTGCCGCCTCCTTCGCCGCCTCGGACTGGAGCCAACCCGAGTAGATGGACGCACCCGCACCCGCCAGAGCCGCGCCCCCGGCGAGGTAGGTTGCAGGGCTCTTCCACCAGTCGGCATCGTTGGTTGGAGGCGTGGTGGTGTTCGTGCCAGTGGCGGGCGGTGTGGTTGGTGCAGGAGGCGGGGGTGTCGTGGTCCCACCGCTCGGTGCGGTAGGGGGAGCAACCGTATCGCCCGTGGGATTGTTCAGAGTGGGCCACGCAGGCGCGTTCCCCTTATTCACGTCCTCCACAGCGCCCCCAAGACCCGGCACCGGACCACCGGGGACGACGGTGCCGGGGTCATCCACCTTGGTAGCATCGGGAAGTCCCCAGGCACCAGCAGTAGCGCCCGGCATGATCTTCGACATCCCGAGGGTCGCGTCCTGAGGATCCTGCGAGTTAGTCAGGTCGATGACTTGCGACCCGATACGCTGAGTCGGGTTGATGTTACCATCACCGCTCGGAGAGGTAGAGAATCCGGTGAACGTGCCGGTGATGGGCTGCTTCGGGATCGCATCGGCGGCGTTGGGGTACGACGAGGCAAGAGCGGCGACCTTCGAGTCCACCTGTGCTGCCGGGTCATTGTAGGTACCACTCGGCTTCACACCAGGACCAAACGTACCGCCGACACTGACACCCTTCTCGACGATAGGTGCGAGGATCGGAGACTTGCTCACAATGTCATCCAGGATCTCGGCCACCCCGCGAATCGGTCCCGACATACCGGTCCAATACTGACCCGATGCCCTGGCGTTCTGAAGAAGCGCCTGCTCAGTACCGGTACCACCACTGACCCCGGTGTACCCATTCGAGTAGGTCTGAAGGACCGCAGACTGAGCCTTCGGATCATTCGGGAACCACTGAGCGGCAAGAGCCTTAACGGCTGCGATCTTGTCGGCAGGAACCGTGACCGATGCCTGAGGCGCGGTCAGTGACCGCTCGATACCTGTGGTGCTGTCGTCGTACAACCCGGTCCCCGGAGGCGGCATCGCACCCGGAGCAACCTGCGAAGTCTGAGCGACGGTTGCGGGGTTCATATCCATCGACACGGGGGCGCTGATGTTCGACTGGAAGTCACCGCCAGTCAACTGATCGGACAGACCGGACCCAACCACCGAACCATCGGGCCTTGGACCAGACATCCCGACATCCTGGATGCTGTTGGCGAACTCAGCCTTGGTCGCCGCGTTGTTCTCGGCGGTGTTCTGCCAAGCGTTCTGCGCGAGCGACTTACCGCTGTGACCCACGGCACCAAGACCCGTGTTGAAGTCGTAGCCGTAGTTCTCCAAGTACTGAATGACACCCTTGTCGCCCAGCATCACCGGCTTGTCACCAGACGCCATCTGCGCTTTGATGCCGGCGAAGGCGGCCTGATGAACCGGGTTGCGGTAGTCGAACTGAGTGCCGGGAGGCAGCGCGTTGGGCACGTTGCTCGGCTTCGCGGCGTCCGCGCTCATCACCTTGTAACCCGACGGCTGGGCGTTCAGCGCATTTGTCGGACGCGGCGCCTCAGGCGGCCCACCGTACAGCGAGGGGAACTGCTTGACCCGATCGTCCATCGCAGCCTTGGCGACCGACGTGGCCGTCGCCTCGTTGTACCCCTCGCGCTTGTACCGCTCGTACTGCTCGACGAACTCCTGCTGCGCCTTGGCGTTGTTGTAGACCGTCGGGGGACCAGACGCCTGCGTACCGCGCGTGAATGAGATGTCCTGCTGACCGTACACCGTGGGGAACTGCTTGATGCGATCATCCATCGCAGCACGAGCCACGCGCTGTGCGGTCGCCGCGTCGTACCCCTGGTTCAAGTACTGGTTGTACTGGTCAACGAACTCGCTCTGCGCCTTGTTGTTCCCGTAGACGATACCCGGCCCAGCACGCAGCGCGGCGGCCTTGGTGGCGGCGGCCTTCTCTGCGGCCTGCTGAGCGTTCCACGCCGCCTGCGCTTCGGGGGTAACTACCCCGGTAGTACGACGAACGAGGTCCATCGCGCTGTTCCTGACGGACTCCTCGGTCGAGGGGGACGGGTTGCTCCAAGTCGTCCACTGCTTCCCGTTCCAGAGTCCGAGTGTCGTGCCGACCTTACGCACCTCGCCAACGCTGGTGGCCGGAACACTCCAAGGATTAGTCGTCGCCATGATGGGCCTCCCAGATGTAACGAATGATTAAGTAATCTGGCGCCCACTCGCGCGAATGGAAACGGACGTAGCCGCACTAGCCAGTGTACTGATAAAGTCGCCTGCTTTCAAGTCGTGGCCCACGAGTTCCGGGAAGTTGTACGTCTCGTTGGCGGCGAGGGTGTAGTTGACGACCCGGTTGCTGGTGGCGGCGGCTCCTCCAGACGGCACGAGGTTGACGGCGAGGGTGACGGCACCCGCGCTGTAGTTGTGCGCGGTGAACTTGTCGATGATGGTGACCACGTTGGTCGAGGTGTACTGTGTGGTCTGCGAGTTCTCTGCCGCCTTGGCCTCGAACAGAACGACGGTGATGGACGGCATCAGGACTTCCTTAAACAGCGCGACGAAGAAGTTGTACCAGACCCGCGTGACCAGACCTGTCTTGAGGTCGATGATCGGCTCGTTCTGTGTGGGCAGGAGGCTAGGCATCGGTGGGGCTCAGGATCAGTTCGGCACCCATGATGGCGATCTTCACAGCATCGGTACCCGACACCTCGTACACCCGGTCACGCAGTTTCATCGTAGCACCGAGCCTGCGCCAGATGACACGCTTCGAGTAGTTCGCGGTTGCACCCATATTAACCGAACGCGCATTGGACCATGTGTGACCACCATCGTCGGACCAGCGCAGGGACACTTGGGGATCAACCACGGGTCCAATGGCGGTGTCATGAACACCCGTCTCACAGTCGAGTTGGAGTGAGTGGTGTGCGGTGCGCTTCAGATTGCTGGTGCCTGTCGGAAGCGCTCGCCAGGTACGCAACCACTTCTGAGGTACGTACCCAGCGACACCCGTGTCGAAGTCGTAGTAGGTGTCCAGATCCAGCGTGTAGATGATGTTCTTCTCGTAATCGCCAACAAGGTTGACAATAGTGTTACCCGTCTCAGGATCAATCATGCAGGCGTGACACTGAGGGCGATAACGGGCAAAGGCGCCACTATCGTAACCAGCCCGCTCATGCCACGACTGAGTAGCCATGTCGTAGACCCAAGTGCTGCTGCCGGATGTGGGGAAAGTCAGTACGTAAAACGTGTGACCGTCTTGCTGATAACCGAACGCGAAGGGTAATTGATCGTTGTATCCGTAAAACGGTGGTGCCGTAAGATATTCCTGCATCTGCCACTCGACAGCATGCGTAGATACGCGCTGAGCGGAATAACCGTTCGCCATGTAGACCATGCAACTGCCGGACTGATCCCTGCCGAGCCAGAACAATGTACCGCTGAGAGCACAGACGGTACTTGCTCCCATACAACCAGTGTTAATACTGGCGCTCTGAATCGGTGCGAATGGGAACCCGGTACCGCCGACATTACTCCACACCTCTGTTGTCTGGGTACCGAACACCCAGAGTTCACCGTTGTTAGCAAAGACATTGACGACGGGATCAGGCGCCGACTCAGCACTAGCGAAATTCAAGGGGTCGATGGAACCACCCGCGAGGAGGTCCGTACACCAGACCTTACTGTCATCACCTCGACAGAATATGAATCGTCCGTCAAGGTACGTAACGGAAGACGATCCCGGAAAGTCCGGGTCGGCGATTTGAGTAAGTGTGTCGGTAGCAATCGTCAGGATATAACCGCTGAGTGCGTCGGTGGCGATGAACAATTCGGTACCACTGTTAGCAATGCTGACCAGACCATCACCGTCGATGGTACCAAGAGACACCCAAGAGTTGGCGCTGTTAACTCGATATAGTGCGTCGGCGCAGACAACATAGAGAACAGTGTATGGACTCTGATATGTCACCACCATCCCACGGATCGGGCGTGCTGGATCGTAAGACCCGTTCTCGAAACCCCAGAACTTGAGGCCGGGGGTGCGCTGAATATACGCGGGCTCCTTCCCCCCCTCCGGCACCATCTCTGGGAACAGGTTCACCATGCGGTTATCCGCAGCGTTGACGCTGCGGGCGACGTAAGCCGAGCCGAGGATCGGGGACTTCATCAGTACCAACCAGAATAGACGTTCCCGCCGTAGATGTTCCCGGCGAGGAACTGGGGCATCGTGAGTACATCACCCGGATTGTTGATGCGCTTCAGGTTCCGCTTGCTCACCATCGCCACGCGGCGCACATCCTCCGAGGGCTTGATGCCGTACTCGGGTGCGATCTCAAGGGCGAGGTTGTAAGCGAACGCGCGCAGGTAACCGGGCGGGAACGCGAGGGTCGTACTCGTGTTCGCGGCCTGACTCAGCGGAACCACGCTGATGACGTGGATCGCGATGTCCGACACTGGCACCGGGTACAGGTACATCGTGATGTTCGGGTCGGTCATGTTCACGTACATGACCTCGGGCAGCGTGGACGTAACCGTCTTCAGCGTGATGTCGCTGTACTGCTCGCGGTTGATAAGTTGCAGGGGATAACTCACCCCGTTCAGGGTGTAGTACGTCGCGGGGTCCACATGGATCGGACGGGTGCCGACGAAGTTGCCCGACGCGCCGAGGGTGCGCGAGGCTTGCCCGGCCGTCCAGGTGAACGACTGGTCCTGGGTCGAGTAGACTGCCAGGCGCTCGGTGCTCCACGAGTCGAGCATCTGGTTGAGTGATTCCAGACCGTCGGCATACTCGTTGGCCGACGGTGTTTCACCGTCGGCCAGGATGCCCAGGAGGCGCATCGCCCGTTCGATCTGATCGCCCGCAGTCGCCACGGAAGACCTCCTACGCCGTCGGGCGCTTCTTCTTCACCGGAGCAGGCTCGACCAGCCCCGACAGGAAGTCGGGGATGGCCGGCTCAGGGTCGGGGATGGGATCGACGGGAGCCGGCGGGGCCGGCTCCGAGGCCACCACGGGGTCATACTCGACCCAGCCGTGACCCTTGTCGTAGGACGCCTCAGACTCGCTGTGGCAGACCTTGTACCCGTGCTTCTCGTGCTTGAGGTAGATGTTCGGCATCGCCTGACCTTCAGGTTTATGTAGAAGATGTAGGCGTAGCCGACCAGACCAGCCGAGGCACCCGAGGCCACGGAGCCCGTGACCCACTTGCCCACGGCGACCTTCTGACGGGACGTGCCGTTGGTGCCCTGGTCCTCGATGTTGTCGAACAGACCAGCGGTCGCCAGCGACTTGCCGTCGATCAGGTTGTCAGCCGAGGTGG